AGGATTAGATTCTGAAAAGCCATTAGCTTGCCATCCTTTTATTCAGCTCAGCGATAGTGCCTTCGAGCAACTTGGTTACGTTCTTTGCAAACTGTGGTGCGTGCTTCTTGACTGTCGGATAGGCATAACGCGAAGGTCTGCCACCATCCATAGCACCCTGACCGCTGTTTAGTGCCTGCAGCCACTTGTTCACACTTGTCGCATTGACTCGGTGTCGTCTTACAGTGTAAGGCGATTGGCCGAATGCGTGGATGCGGTATTCGCGTGATAGCGAGCCAGTAGCCTTACGCTTACTGCCACGGCCGCTAATGTCAGCCATAACGTAGGCCGGCGATTTGACAAGAATTCTGACGATAGACAACGTGCCGTCTTTGCCAAGTCTGAGCTTCTGTAAGTCAGTGCCAGCCTTGCGGTTCTTGTAGTTGACGTCGATGCCCTTACGACCGGTATGGAACTTTGTCTGATACCAGCTGATGTTAGACACGTAGCTGGAATACATCGAGTCGTAGACACGATTGTTGCGCTTGTCGCCACGTCTGGCCCACAACGGACCACGTGCGTCGATCTTACGGAAGGTCTTGCGCATCTCATTGGCTGCAGGACGTCCTACGGCAATAGCGCCAGTCTTGAACTTACGCATAAGCTCTGGAGCGACCTCTAGCAGCTGCTTCTCTAGGTTCTTTAGGTCTTTTAGCTCTACACCGACTTTGGTGTTTGACATGATCTGCGCGTAGAGCGCGTTGTAGTTTGGTGCGACGACATTGCCCTTGGCAAAGGCTCCGAGCATGCCTTGAATAGCGGCCCTGCCACCAGACGCGTATGAGCCAGCCAGCCCACCTAGAACGCCTGCAATCACCCGGGAACCGCCTTACTTTCCTGTCAATTCTACCGTCAAAAGAAAAACCGCCCCTTTCGGAGCGGTTCCTCTATTTGATGTTCTTAGCCACTATCCAGCGATACATGGTAAACAACATACGGTCGTCAAGCTCTAGCAGCTCCCTTGGAGAGATCCCGGTTTCCACGGCCATAGCCGCGACATACCAGTGAGCCGAATCGTCTCCAAGACCCTTTATTTTGGGTCTATCTCAGAAGCTCCAACACTCTCGATGGTCTCTAGCCAAAGCTCGTAAGACAACTCAGTTGACTTAGTGCGCTTCTCGCTGTGCCACGCTAGGAAAAGCAGGTGACCGAGTCTTTGCTCAGTCGCCAGCTTTCCTACCGAGATGTTGAACTTGTCCTCGAAGGCTACTAGGTCAGGCGTGCTGGCCGTAACTTCCTTCTCGGTGCCGTTTGCGAATTTGATAAGTAGGTTGAATCGCATTGTTGCTCCTTATTAGGCTGCGGTTGCGTAAGCTACTGCACCACTTGTCGGGAATGATACCGAGAAGGTGGATAGGTCGCCTACAGCACCGGCTACTGGGGTGAAGCTGTTGATTAGAACGTTAGCAGTGTATTTCGGTGTGGTTGCCGAAGCTGCAGTTCCGTTTGCGGTGATGATGGTAACGGTTCCGATTGTGCCGACTAGGTCAGCAAAGAGGTCCGATACACCAGAAGCACCGAAGTCAGAGTGGAAGTCTAGGGAAACGGTGCCGGACTTTAGTCCACCGATTACCTCTACCCAGCCACCAGACCCGAAGTCAGTTGTGGTTACCTCAGCGGCATTGATCACCAGCTCCGCACGTGCGCAAGAACTGGAGACGTCAGTGCCGTTCACGGTGACCTGAGTTCCAGTCACTACGAATTTAGCCATTTGTTATTCTCCTTATGCAAAGACGGTGACTGAGAATTCAGCCGCCAAATAGGTTTGGTCATTGATTGTTACTGAACCTATCGAGTTAGAGCTTACAACCACTAGGTCATAGACTTTCCCCGTCAAGGTCCTATTAGATTCTATCGCAGCTTTCACCGACTGAGAGCCGGTAACTTGGCAGTAGGAATCTAGCTTCCTCTGCATCTCTCGCTCGGCCGCGCGGCCTACTACGACAGTTACAGTGAAGTTATACCGGGTCAGCCCGTTCTGCATCGCCTGGTGGTAATCAATGCTCTCAAGATTGACTACAGCGATTGGTGGGTTCGGATTATCCGGAATCTCTGAAGCGGTGCGCAATCCGCTAATGGTGCCGATGTTAGCGGCTAGGCCCTGGCGGATCTCATAGATGCTTGCCACTATGCAAACCTGATCCTGCGGTAAGGCGACAATAGGCTCTCAACGTCTGGATCTACACGGCTGACACGCACAACGCCGATGTCACCGAATCCTGCAACACCGAGTGGGCTGTCGTAACGCTTGAACTGGCGGATCGCCATAAGGTTGCATGCCTGGCGAACGTCGGTTGGGACTGCGGTGGCGTAACCGAATACTCCAGTAACCTCTACAGTCGCTTCTCCGCCCATTACAGTGAACAAGAAGTCATCTGTAGCTCGGATACGGGTATAAGGGCTGTAAACGCCGCTGGAGCCTCTGTTTAGTGGCTCTAGCTGATAGTCCTTAGTGGCCCAAGTGGTGTCGTATACGTTGTCACCGTCTGAGGAAGTCTTGAGGCTAGTGATTGAGATCAGGTCATCGATCTCTGTCACATAGGAATCCTGTGGCACGAATAGTCTGGTTGCAGTAGCGGATGTGAACACGCGCTCGCAGTGAGTGTCGATCTGGCGAGACGCTGACTCAATACAAGTCTCCAGTAGTAGGTCATCCACGGTGTCGGTTAGACGAAGGATGCCTTTGACCTCATTTAGAGTCGTGTAGCCGTTGGAGATTGCCATGCTACTAGTTTATAGCCATTCGCCTTTTGAGTTCCGTAGTGCTAATGCCCTTGGTATACGGAATGTAGGTAAGCCAGATGTCATAGTCGTCCAACCAATCCTGGGTGAAGCCCATCTGCTTGTAGTAGTCCTTACGCGCCCAATCCGAACCTATGGCAATAACGTCAGGCGAGACATCTAAGATCGTTTCCCGGCTGTCAGCGCCATTCTTGTTTGGAATGATGTTTGTGACGCAACGGAACTCTGATAGAACTTCAAAGCGCTCGTTGTAAGACATGACAGGAGGCTTGCCCTTGTAGCTGGCTATAAACTCATCGGTATTCAGCGCAACGGTCACAGTCCCTATCTCTGCACAACGCCGAAGAAAATTCACATGGCCTGAATGAATCAGATCGAATGTCCCGCCCGTGTATACCTTCAGTCCCATCGGTTGTCCCTTCTGATTTTGAGAGACCATCCTCTAGGCCCCAGATCATGCGCTGATACTTTTTCTTGAAATAAAGATTGATTGCGTGTAAAGGTAACATCGTTTCTCCCGGAGTAGCCTGATTTCAAAGTCGAAGAGTTGTCGTGGTGGACCACTGCATCAATCGTATTGAACTTCACACCGAGTTCTTTCATTCGCCACTCGTATTCATCGTCATCAAAGTAGATCGGATGGAATGCTTCATCCCATAGACCGGCCTGCATGATTGCGCCCTCGCCTGGCACCACGCAGCTCCACTTCGGGTTGATGTTTAGAAAGTTGAATGCTGTCGTATCTACCTGCTCAGCAATCTTCTGTAAGGCACCTGGCTCAAAGTAGCTGTCGTCATTCGGTATTACCCAATACGGAGCGTGCGGAGTTGACTTGATGATCAGGTTCCAAGCTCCGTTAGCACCGAGGCCGTGTGGCACCTGCAGTAACCATAAGTTTTTGACGTGCTTACTTACGGTTGGCTGGAAAGCTTTAGTCCCGGAGTTGTCGACAATAACTAAATGTTCGACCGAATAATCAATCGAATCAATTAGCCTCTGAGCAAGATCAAACCGACTAAGGGTTGCGAACCCTAGGACCGGAATCACTTGAACAGTTCTTTGAGGAATGGCATCCAGTGGTTTTCCCAAACAGTCTCTACGTCAAACTGCTTAGCGAACTCCACGGCCTCGTCTGAGTGGCCACGCTTCTCATAGGCCTCACCTAGCGCCTTGATAATGCCGTTTAGCGATGGAATCTGGAAGAATGAAGCCTGAGCTTCATCCCAGAACGGCTGTCCGTCAATCTTCCAGCTGTCCTCAGAGGCTAGGTCCATGGATGCAGCAAAGTTGCTTGTAATGACACGGGTGCCACAAGCCTGAGCTTCGATCGTAGGGATACCGAATCCTTCGCCGTATGAAGTGCTTAGCAAGACGTCAAAGGCCGTGTAGAAGCCAGCCATGTCCTCCTGAGAGTATCCGGTGCGTAGCAGCATCGGGTCAGGAATGATGACGTTCTCTTTAGGAATGCCCACCATCTGCAATAGCACGGCTAGATCGAATCCACCGTAGGCCTTGGAAGGCTCTGAGTGAATGTAGAGGTAGCTGTCCGGGTGCTTCTTCAGGTGAAGCGAGAAGGCTAGTAGGTTCTCGGCGTAGGCCTTTCTGTGGACCTGGCCGTTGGCTTTGTTTGCGGCAACCATGCCTACTAGGAAGTCGGTGTCCTTGAGTCCCATGTATTCGCGCGTAGGCAAGCCCTGCACGGTCTTGGAAGGCTTGTAGATCTTGGTGTCGATGCCATGCGGGATGTATACATTGTCGATACCGACGCTGTCTAGCTGGCGCTTACCGAATGGTGACATAGTGATTGGAGTTACGTTGTCTTTTGACAGAAACTCACGGACGCCTGGTGGCAAAGTGATGTGGTCCAATGGAACCCACGACACAATCGGGCCGTCATACTTCATCATGTTGTAAACCCACACGTCGTAAAGCGTGAACAGAACGTGCTTTAGATCTGGGTGACGGGAGGCAAAGTCCTTCGACCATGCTGGGATGACGTCGGTCGAATACTGAGATAGGCCCGTTGGGTAATGCAGGACCTTCTTATTGCCAATGGTTAGCTCTGACATTAGGCCCTGAAGCCCGTAGTTGCTTTGAGCTGCAAACTCGATGCCATGACGCACTAGGCGCTCTGCGAGAAGCATTGCTTGCTGACCGTAGCCCGTAGGCATACCGGGAGAGTTGCTGGCGAGTGAGACTGCGCCCTTGATCTGTTCGTAGGTTGACATGCCATAAACATAGCAAAGCGAAGCCCCCCAGCGCAACCTACAACGCTGAGGGGCCTCGGTCTATTTCAAAGACTAGCTTGCGCCGCCCTTGAAGTATTTGATGTGGCTTGCGTGAGTCAAGTCACCGTCAACACGCATCATTACACGGAACGTGGTTACGTCCTGGTTGAATGCGTAGTCAGTAGAGGTTGCAACCTGGATTCCACCAGCAACACGAACCTTGTAAGAAGGCATGTGACCGAATAGAACCGAGCCAGCAACGCCAGTGCCTAGTGCAGGCAGTGCAGGGTTCTCGATGACCGAGAAGCCAGCAAAGGAATCCGGCGCTCCGACGTTGACCTGGTAGAGGTATTGGCCCTGACCATCCTTGAGTTTGCGCATTGCACCTAGGGTCTGGGTGTTTGCCATGTAAGCAACACCAGGTAGGCGACGAGCAGCGCCGTCAAGTGAATACTGAAGGTCGATCAGGTTGTCAGCGGTGAAGCCACCTGCAACTCCAGTGCCACCAGTGACACCAGAGCCAGCTGCGGTCTTGATACCGTTTGGCTGGTTGGTTCCGGTTCCGTTGGTTAGAGCAGCGTTGACTGCGAAACCTAGGCCGTTACCTGCCTGCTCAGCTAGGTGAGACGAAATGTCAAACCCGGCGTCCGCGAGAAGTTCTGAAGCCACTGGAATTAGAAGTCCATACTTGTAAGCGCCAAGAGTGATGCTTGAGTAAGTAGGCTCTGACTCGTCGATTGCAGAACCGGCAGCCTTTAGGGTTGCGGTGCTGTAAGCGTTCAGAACTGGGATGGTGATGTCCTCACCAGATGCGGTGTTGATGCGCTGGCCAACGTCTAGCATTGGGCCAACTAGACGTGCAACATCGAATACCTGGTCGAAGAACGACTTTGGAACGGTGTTGTCGCTAGGCACTAGGGTGCGGCGCTCGAAGTTGTGTGATCCACGGGTAGCAGCGATCTCGCGAAGGATTGCTGAAGATGAGCGCTCCTCGGATACAGGCAGTGCGAAGCCCTTAGCAGCGGCAGATGCCTCTACTGAGCGAACCTCGTTGCGCTGTGCAACTGCGATTGCCTCGTCAGCTGAGCGGATGTCAGCTTCGATGCGGTCGATCTTTTGTAGTTCAGCAGCGTCAAGTCCACGCTTCTCGGCCTCAGCTGATTCGATTACATCGCGAATCTGCTCGGTCAAGTTAGCACGGAGTTCCTGCTGAGCCTTGATGAACTCAGACATTTAGTCTCCTTAGTAGTTATTACGGGATACCAGTGGCGTTGACGCTCAACTGAAACACGGCAGAGCTAACTCACATCCGATGTAAAAAGTTTACAAGTGTTTTCCCCGTCAAATGGAAAACCTCCGGAGCGAAAGGACAACTCTCCGGAGGCGAACCCAATTTGGCAGAGACTAGCGAATGATCTCCGGCTTGATTACGCGGGTTTCTTTAGCTGGCCCGTTGGATGCAGTCACAATGTCTGCTACGGAATCTAGGCCAACGATTGCATCTGCCCACTTCTCGGCAAGGGCCGGGATTGGGCCTGACTCTGGGTTACCGGCAATCTCTAGGATTACCTTCTTGATTTCTGCTTTTGTTGCCATGATTAGATCCTGTCCAGTAGTAGCTTTAGTTTCATTTTCTTTAGCTCAAGCATACCGTCGTCAGTAGCAGCCTCAGCTTCCGGTTCCTCGGCTGGGACCAATGAATCCACGGCCTGAGTGATTAGTCGACCCTCATCCGGGGTCAAGTCGTTGCCTTCCTCTAGCTTGATTAGTGCATCAGCTAGTGCGTCGGCGTCCACGCCTGAGCGAGTTGCAACCTTGTCAAGCCCACGGACCGAAGCGGTGCCGGCAGTAGCTGAATAGGCTGGGAATGCGACTAGGGATACTTCGTGAAGTCTGACCGAGTTCAAAGTCCTCTGTGAGCCGTCGGCGCTCCATGAGTCGCCACCTGCAGGCACTGAGAAGCCGAAGCTCATCGAATCTACATCTCCACGGCGTAGTAGCTCTGCTACGTCACGACCACGGGAAGTGTTTGGCAGGATGCCCTCGACCTTTAGGCCGAAGCTGTCCTCGGACAATGAAAGTGTGCCGGAGCGGGTTGAACCTAGGATCTCACCGGTGTCGTGGTTCCATAGGAATTTGATGTCGTTACGTGCGCGTAGCGACTTACGGAACGCTCCAGGTGCGATTACCTCTGTGAATGGTAGAGGCTCTGAGGCGCTGTTATAGACGGCAGCGTAGCCGCTAAAGCGCATACCGCCATCTTCTTCACGAACCTCAAACTCCGTGTGATTGACACGGGTCTCGATCTTTGACAATGCTTCGCCTTTCGCTCGGCCTTCGTTCTCAGCTTCAATTCTACTAACTACACCTTCGGCATAGGTAAGCGCACGCTGAGCTGCACGCTTGGATGGGCCTGATCCCCATAGCAAGTGCGCAACTACACCAGCACTAGGATAATCAGCGGAATCAGGTCTAGCGGCGGGCGAATCCA